CTCGGCTTAGTAGTTTGCTTCCTTTTAGAAGGTTCCTCTTACATAGAGTATGAATTTTTGCTTCTTTATTGAAGGATCCCCCTTAACGCTAGGGTTGCGACCAATTTGTTTGTTGGTAAAAGTTCTACGGTTATAAGAAATCTCCTTTGTAAACAAAGTTATTTCTGGCGGGTGTAAACCCTATTGTTGGTGATGCACCATATCCAGTACCGTATAAAGTGGATATGATGGGACCCTCTGGGGCGTCCAACGTCTGCGTAAGAATCACTGGAGCTATAGTGTGATATCCCAAACGTGTCTCATCTGTGAGGCCTACAAAAATCTCTACTCCTATACTTACCTCTTCTTCCGCTGGATTATAAATAGTGATGAGCACTGTTCCAAAATCTGAAATCGTGTAATTCTGTGTTACAGTACTAGGTGTTCCAAACTTATTAGGGCCTCCCATAAATTTGTAAAACGTAACATCTGGTACAATGAATTCATACAACTGGGACCCAATATTCTCGTTTCCAGAAACAGGTGTTGTTTGGTACGTTAAAGGAAACGCACCAAACGGAGTCTGTGTATACAAGTCAGAAGGCTCAGGTAACACTGTACTATTATATCTAGTCCCAAGAATCACTCCAGGGGCATCTGCAGCCGCCATATTCTGTGGCAAAAACCTAACCGTAGTAATGAAACTAGAACCAGGCTTTAAGGGGGTCAATCTTAACTTCACTTTAAAACCAGCATTCTTTCCATAATACATGTTTGTTAACAATGTAATAGGTGTGCTAGTATATTGTCTCTGCACTGGATCTTCTCCCAATAGGGTTGCCAACGGCAAATCCAGCGTCTTAGATTCCAACTTCGGGACTACGGCTTTGGCTGCTCCGTACTTATACATCCTTCTAATGTAGGGCCTTACATCTACATTGGGTACCAATCTATCTATATGGTTGAAATCCGTGACAACGTCCTGCGCCATACTAGCACTCTCCTGCTTCTGCGGCTCGTTCATGACATTCACACTCTGGGCTTCCATCTCACAAACACACGATACCTTAATACTTTTCTTCTTAACCTCCCTAGGTGCAACATCCATAGACTTCCATTGTTGAAACAACGTATATAAGTCTACTGAAGGTGCTGAAGACAAACTCCACACACTCTGTGCTTCCATCTCTTCTTCCTCTACTGTTTGTGCAATCTCTCTCTTGTTCCTTACCGCTGCCCTAAATGCTCCCGCTACTTTCCTAATCTTCTCGTCCACCGCAAAGCCTTCTACTCTCACTAACGTTCCTGTTACTATAATTCTGCTACTCACTATATGAGGGTTAAGTTGACACATTCTTTCTACGGGAATGCCGTATTCCTTTGACAACTCAAACACTGTCATATCTTTTTGCGTCGCTACCTGTCTTTGTGCAAATATAGGGTCAAAAGACTGAAACCCTTGAACCGCTCCTGTCTCTGTCGCATATCCATAAAAAGTGAGATCGTCATCACCTGACATATAGATATTAAACTCCACCTGCGTAGGTGAACCGTCAGAAATCACTAAAGGCTGGGCCACGTATATATAATACACGCCATGAAACAAAGCTTCCGCCGTTAATTGTCTAGAACAAGGTGTTAAATCGTTCCTGCACAAATAAGGGAGATTGATACAATGCTCTTGACCACCTTGAGTAAACTCAAGCAGGTCAGAAGGGGCATTCACAATACTAGAATACTTTGGATACTTAGCCAGGGCTTGAGTGGAAGGGTTGTACATCTTCAACACTCGCAATTTCACTTGTTGCTTATTGTTCATCACCGACACTATATGCAATTTGAGACCTCCTCTCCACGCTCTTGACACATGATGCAGTAGCTCGATATTATTCGCGATCTTTGGCACTTTGGTATCAATTCCTCCTTGGTAGGGCGAAATTGGTCTCACCCACAAAAGTTTCCCGACAGCATCACTTGTCGAAACTGACACTGATCCAATCATCTGCTTCTTTGAAATTATATGTCGCACTCTCATTTCATCTACCAAGGTACCGAAATTAGGCTCGCTTAAAATCCTTTCAGATTTAGACAATGGATCCAGCTTCTCAAAAAACTGCTGACTATCTACAACGTTAGGGAAATTCCTGGGTGTCACCACCATTCTCTCCTGAATTGTCGCATGATTTGCATTATGTAACCCTGTCCAACCGAAAATTGCCTGTCTTGCAGAATCTATAGCGTCTCCCGCCACACTCTTCAATCCACTTGCTCCGTAATTCAAAAGTCCTGATCCTAATTCCTTAATCTCATCTAAAAATCCTTCTGCCACCCACTCGACAAACCTAGGTGTCGGTACAACCAAATCTAAAGCTTTAAAACATGCCTCCACAACTATATTAACTGTCGTGGAGGAACCTGTAGAAGGCGATAAAGGGTTCAGTACCAACATCACTAAGGAGGCGTAATTGCCTGCATTGATCGTAATGTCAGCTGCGGGTTGGTATGTAGGTGAAAACAACTCCATATCCAAAGATGCCATATCGGTGTTGCAATACCAAGGCACTTCTAATGTTACTGAAGTAGCCTCGTTTGCATACAAAAATCCATGGGGTCCTGATAATACAGTGTTAATAAGTTGCTGATGTGAAATACCAGCTAACAACACTGTGGGGGTGGGTGGTATTACTCCTACCAATACACATCCTGCATGTGTGATTGTTCCTGCCATACTAATATTAAGGACCAAATCAGCTCTGTAATAGGCCGCCATTTTCATGGCGTTCAACAGAGATAGATTTGATCTAATAATATCTCCTGGCAGCTGAGATCTAACTACATTCAACCTGTGATATCGCATATCCGTTGCTGAAAACTCTACATTTTCTACAAAAAAGGGTCTCTCTATGTACGCTTTGGCATCCATTCTAAAAGGCTCTGGGATATCTACTCTAGTATATAACTGGTTTGCTATTGATTTGATCTCTTGCATTTGACGAGTATGTATAGTAGCTACTGTAGTATCTACCGACTGTTCCGTCGTCGCGAAATCAGTCCCTGCTTTATTCATAAAACTATGGTCTATATTATTGGTGGTAATTTATTTACAGACTGCTATTACCATTTAGTCATAGGTGATCATTTTTCAAGTATAGTCAAGTGGCTGGAATATCACCAGTTCCATTATAACCCTTCAACTATACAGGGAGATTACTTCTCACAGGGGCGTACGCGCCCAACGGAACTATTTTAAGTCTGTCGTGACCATCATTACATAAATGTAATGCCCAATAGACGTTCGTGCCCAGCGGAACTGTTTAAGGTCTTTCGAGACCAGACGTACGCGTCCAACGGAGCTGTTTAAGGTCTTTCGCGACCAGATGCTTCACATCCTTCCGTCATACTTTCCCAACATGGCCATCACTCCTGCGTAACCATCCTCTTCTTCAAAGATGCGCAATATGTCTTCCTTGTCCATCTTAACAGTAAGTGGATAATGCTCTCTCACTATGTCAAACAACTTATTACTAAAGCTCTCGCCATATAGTAATCCCTCTATTTGCACAGCCATGCATTTCCCATTCATCACTACCTCGATATCCTTTTTCTTATCAACCCACTGTAACGTGTTTACAATGGTCTCTAAAGACAATGGGCACATCACCCTGCCAACCTCCGCGTTAAACGCAAAATGCCTCTTCAAGAAAACCAAATCTGTAATAGGAGTATGTACTCCTACTATTTTATTTTTATTGCCATCAGTGCATTCCAGGCCTAAATCCTCTGCCACCTCTTGTATTAACAAGGCATTAAAAACTTTCCTTAGCGGTTTAGGTGTTCCACACAATTTATCGTCGCCCATTGCCCAATCAACTAATTGATAGTAAGCTCTGTGCAATACGGTAAATTCCATGTCCCAACCTTCTCTCTTACATCCTCTATATAAAGTCATTGCCGATAATGCTTTGTTAATCAGCGAATTAAACAACGCAGTAACCCATGTGCCAGAAGGCAATGAATGTGTGGTCATATAAACTTTATCAGCTACCAAAACAAACCCTCTCACAATAGAATCCAATATCACTTGCAACAACTCTCTATGTTCTCCTTTGTACTTCCTCATGACCACTCTCGTGATCATATCTTGCATTGCTGGATGCAACTTTCCGTCCCATTTTCCGAAATCAATATCACACAATATATCGCAAGTTTGTAATCGGGAATATATCTTATGCCAATCTTTATAGGGGTTCAATCCTATAGCTATTCCGTTCTTCCACATGTTCTTACGTACATGCTTCATCATATTTCCCAGACATACTTTGGTTGCAACAATATGCTGCAACGGCAATACTCTAAAAGTTCTTGGAATATCTATTTTCTTCTCTGCCCTCAGCTCGTCTTTGAATGTCTCTCTCGCCATAACGTGTTTAACGTCCAGATCTCCGCTCTTACATTGATCCTCGAACTCTTTATATACGTCCATAAACTCTTTTGCAACACTACGTGTCTCACAGTCAAAAACATCTTCTTTACCTAACGTCCATCCATAACCATTAGAAGAATCCATATTTAGCTTTCCTAAAGAAAAATTATCTTTTCCTTTTTCACCGAATACAGCGTCTTCCAATGTCATGTCACCGAAATCCTCTAGCATATCGTCTATAATCTTTTCAGCGAAAGACAGTTCCTCTCTATCAACTTTCCCTACTGGCATAAATGACTTCTCGCTCAACTTTTGCATAGTATCTCTCGATGTCCCTAGGCTCTTAAAATTTGGTGGTCCTTTTGCTTTTAGCTTATGTTCTTGCATCACATTCTGCATTTTCTCATTATTAGCAAAATGTAACTTCGTAGGAACATATGTCGTCTCTGTAGCGGGATAATTTGTAATTATATCACCAGATTTATATTTCAATCTCATCCCTGAAAACTCTCTTCCTATCTCTGCGACTTCAAACCTGCTCTCCTTTTGAGTGTCTACCAACTCTTCTTTTATCCTATTCCTTACCGACGTAGGCCATAAAACTGCAAATCCTGATTTCTCA